AGGGATGGAAATTCCCCGTTCATCCGAAAGACCTTGCACCGAAGCAGCCCAACGGCAAGCCATTGGAAGCAACCACCGAAGACAAGATGAGCGAGCAGAAGAGAATCCGGCTGGAGATCGAAGAACGGTACGGCATCGAACCAGGTGGAGCGATAACGAAGGACATGGTGCCACGGGAACAATGGGCGGTGATGGGCATGGATAAAATGATCTGACATGGAACTGATACCAACGGACGTTGAACAGATTGTGATTGGTCAGATACTGCTCGACCACGCGGTGATGTCTACTGCTGCGCAGATACTGAGGGCAGAGCATTTCGGCAATGACGAATGCCGCGAAGCCTACGAAGCCTGTCTTTCGGTGTGGCGCGGAGGAACTGGCGTGGACCTGCTTACCATCGCTGTGCAGTTACAGCGAGAGCAGAGCGCAGGGATTGGTGAGACGATGGCGAAGATGGTCGGCTGGACGATGAGAGTCAGCGCACCGAGGAACTTCGAAGCACACGCTACGATCATTCGTGAGTGCTACGCTTCACGGATTTTGAAGGATGCTGGTGAGCAACTGGTAAGAGGAACCATCGAAGGAAAGGAATACACCGAACTGATCGCACCTGCAACGCGGGCATTGGCAAAGGCATCGATGGCTGAAGACAAGCCTGACGTGAACGCAGGAACACGGGCGTTCGAACTGATGAACAGCAGCGACAGACCTTCACCTACTTACCTACAAGTCGCTGGATTGGATTCACTGGTATGGATTCTTCCGGGCAATGTGGTGGCGATTCGTGCCGACCCTGGAGTTGGCAAGACGGCGTTCGTTCTTTCGGTGGTGCTTAACCTGATGCCGAGAATCAAACCTTGGTTCGTCTCACTTGAGATGCCAGCGGATGAACTGATCAAGAGGGCGTTGTGTCAGATAGCAATGGTAGACATTCAGTCCGTGATGGTAGACCGGATGACTGCACAGGAGCGCAACAGACTGGCACAGGCAGCGTCGAACTACGCTGCCATCCTTGGCACGCTGGACATCGATGATAGTGGCAGTATGACCATTGATGAGTTCGCAGCCAAGGCCGAGAACAGAGTGAAGAACGGTGCAGGTCTGATCGTAGTTGACTACGCACAACTGATGAGCGCAGATAGAAAGCTGTACACGAACAAAGTTCAAGAACTGGAAGCGATATCGATGGGCATTCGGTCAACAGCGAGGAAGCTAAACGTGCCGATTCTCTTGATCGTCCACGTCAACAAACAAGGCGAAGACCACGGCACGATTCAGTTTGAGAAAGACGCTCACGTCAGGATGCACCTGTCGCGTGATGCTGATCAGATGACCATCGATGTTCTGAAGAATCGAAACGGAAGACCAGGCAAGATCACTACACCTTGCATGATGCGTTACGGCATCGTCGGAAGAAGCAGCCCGCCAAGTTGGGCGCAAGCTGATGACGAGTTCAACACGACACCACATCCGGACAAGAATCACACACCATTCTAAACACCACACATGAAACAAGTAGCAGTAGCAATCGCCATTCTGTTCGCGCAGATGGCACAGGCACAGGTCAAGGAACTTCTTGAGAGTTATCACGAAGCGACCAGCACCAAGCCGATGAACGATGACGCGTTCTATCTCGCATCCGGCCACGCATTCAAACCATACAGCACCAGCATAGTCGGAACTTCTGATTGTCTTGGGACATGGTCTACATTATTGGTGGTCATGAAGCGAGACCACAAGCACCTGGGCCGAACGGTGAACAAGGTGGTGCTACCGAAGAGCGTAGTATCGATGACTGACTACGAAGCGATGTCTGTGATGCTGCGGCTTGACCAAGCATCAGTCAAGGTACACGACGAGTTCCTGGTGAAGGGTGATACGATCGTGCTTTGCCTGTCCATGAAGCAGAAGGGAAGCAGCGTAACACTACTTGCAAAATGATGGAAGACGAACTGATTTACGCTGACGAGAACGGCATGATTGAGATGGTCGATACTGGTTCCAAGTTGCGATTTGTCGTGACGAACAAGGACGGTCGCGAAGTATGGACGAACGATCTTGAACGGGCGCATCAACTGCTGGCAGGGAAAATACAAACACCGAAGAACGATGTTGAGGAAACAACTGAGTGACGCAGTACAACAAAGGCAGAGAGCAATCACGCAGGGTTACAGCAAGAGGAAGGACGCTGCACGATTGAACGTGGCACTGATCAGAGCGCAGCAGTTCCTGCACAGCTATCCGGTCGCGAACGACGAGCGCGTGAAGGACTGGTGCAAGGCGCATGAAGACGATGTGCGATTGATCGTGATGTCTTCACACCTTGAAAGACTAAAGATGCTGCTGCCTGTTTCGGAACTTGCACAAACGACATGACCAAGATGACAAACCAACAACAACAAAAGCGCGAAACATTCTTTGAATACTTGACGCGTCCGACTGGATTTGGTCGCACGTCATGGGTGGCGTTTGCGCTGATTCAATCGATGGTCATTGCGATGATCTCAGCAGGAGTGGCTACAATCAACGAAGCTGGATGGGTGGCGTTCATTCTGGCGGCAGCAATTGAAGCTGTGCTGTTCGGGATGTCTTACGTGAACTACAAGCAGACGCGATGAGCGAAGCATACTGGCAAGGCCGCAAGATGGGAGTCGCAATGCGTGGAAGCATGGACGACATCGAGTGGCTGAATCCGTATGCACACGGCAGCATTGACGCGATGGAGTGGGACCGAGGATTCAATCACGGCAGGTATGCGAACAACTACGACGATTAAGACGAAGACCTACTGGCGCGAGAAAGCAGACAAGTGGTTCAGCGAATTCATCCGTCTGCGTGATAGCGACGATGAAGGGATTGCGACCTGCGTGACCAGCGGAAGGCGAATGCATTGGCGCGAACTGGATTGTGGACACTACGTGAGCAGAGCGAAGCAAGCAACGCGATACGATGAACGCAACTGCCACGCACAGAGCAAGGGCCATAACAGATTCCAGGGCGGGCATTTCCCCGAACACGGTCTAAGGATCAACGAGATGTACGGACCAGGCACCGCCGACGAGTTGATACGAAAGGGCATGATGCGATGCCCGCGAACGATTCACGACTTCAAGTACCTGGCCGAGACGTACAAGCTGAAGGTGATGGAGATCAAAGCGCAGAACCCAAACAAGTACACACGATGATAGTGACATTGACTGACGGAGAGATTGAAGTATGTCGCGTGATTGCACAGATGCGCGACAGGCAGAACACGGGAATCAACCACGACAAGGTCAGCAACAAGACGCAGGAACAGCAGACCTTTGAAGGCGTGATGGGCGAAGTGGCGTTTGCCAAGGCGATGAACGTCTGTCCTGACCTGTCCACAGAGCCGAGGAAGAACGGCTACGACTGCACGTACAAGGATAAAAGATGGGACATTAAGGCTACTGAATGCCGAACTGGACATCTACTGATTCCGAGTACGAAGAACAATCCTGATGTGGACGTTTACGCACTTGCAATCCTTCACGCGTTCCACGTGGAACTAATCGGCTGGGCATACAAGACAGACCTGATGCAGCCGGAGAACTTGAAAGACCTGGGCAAAGGTCTCAGCTATATGTTGACCCAACAGCAGCTAAGAAAGTTCAAACAAGACCTGCAACACGCATGAACTACCGACTGCTGTTAAAGTACCCAACGCGAGCAAGGCCGGAGCAGTTCGTGGAGACGCTGAACGAATATGTGTTCAAGCTGGACCGACCTGACCTGGCCGAAGTAGTGATCAGCTGCGACATCGATGACAGCACGATGGCGCAGTACGGTCACATGACATCCATTCACTACGGCCGGAACAGGAGCAAGGTGCAAGCAATCAACGCCGATGTTGACAAGGCGCAAAGCGAATGGGACATCCTTCTGCTGGTCAGCGATGACATGATCCCGCAGGTCCAAGGATATGATACCAAGATCAGAGAGCAGTTCGCCAAACACCATCCCGATACCGATGGTGAACTATGGATGTATGACGGCCGTCAGGACAGGATCAATACGATTCAATGTTTGGGACGTAAACGATACGACCACCTTGGCTACATTTATCATCCGGCTTACACCAGTCTTTGGTGCGACAATGAAGCTACAGACGTAGGCATTCGCGATGGAAAGCTGACCTTCGTCAATGAATGCATCATCAAGAACGAATCGCCTGACTGGGGAGGGAACCAGCGGGGCGATGAGTTGTATCGAAGGAACAACAAGTTCTATCACACCGACCGCAGAGTCTACGAGCAACGCAAACGAAAGGGATTCACATGAGATCGCAGAACAACGAAGAGGCATTGGTGAAGGAATACTTTGGAACCAAGCTGGGAACCTTCATCGACATCGGTGCGAACGATGGCATGACCTTGTCGAACACCTATGCCGCAGCGCAGCGTGGATGGAAGGGAGTGATGGTAGAACCATCACCATCGGCGTTCGGCAAGCTGGTGCCCAACATGAAAGGACTGGATGTGCAATGCGTTCAAGCAGCGATCAACGACAAGGCCGGAACGCAGACCCTGTACGATTCGGGTGAACATTTGAACGTGGGCGATACTGCTCTTCTTTCTACTTTGGAAATCGAACACACGCACAAGTGGGGCTGCACCTTTGAGAGCGTTGACGTTCGAGTGATCACGTTTGCGCAACTGCTCAAAGAAGTGAACATCGAACGGGCGGACCTGATCAGCATCGATGCCGAAGGAGTTGACATGAATGTTCTCAAGCAGATCGACCTTCTTCAAATCGGATGCAAGATGTTGATCATCGAACACGAACACGCCAACGAAGTTGAGATGCTGGAGTATTGCAGGTCTTACGGCATGAAGAAGTACGCGAGGAATCATCAGAACTTGATCATGATCCGATGAAGCTATCCATCTGCATCGCGACGATACCTGGCAGGGAGCATCTCTTCGGCAAGCTGATGGCGCATCTATGGCGGCAGAGTGCTGGGCTACCTGTGGAGATCCTCTACGATGCCAGCGACAAGCACGTGATGAGCATCGGCGCAAAGCGACAGCGACTGATTGAGGCAGCAAGCGGTGACTACGTTGTCTTCATCGATGACGATGATTGGGTGCCGGACAACTACGTCGAAGACATTCTGCAAGCTACATTGACAACACCTGACTGCATTGGATTCAAGGTCGAAGTCAACGGGATGGGGCGGAGGAAGTACGCCAGCGCATCGAATCGATGGGAGCGATGGGGCGAGAAGGTGGAAGGTCACGACTACGTCAGGACGATTTACCATAAGAACCCTGTACTTCGGGAACACGCGTTGAAAATCGGATACCGAGATATGCGCTTTGCCGAAGACCACGAATACAGCGACAGGCTGAAATCATCGGGGCTGCTGAAGAAGGAAGTCTACCTTGACAAGGTGCTGTACATCTACAGGTATAAGCACGAACCAATCAAGATGAAGTTCGGCATAAAATGATAGTGACAACAGGGACCGGACTAACATCATGCCTATCGGTCAGGCTGCACGATGCTCACACATACGCAAGGTATCACGGCTACTGGCCTACGTACATCGACAGCAGCAAGCAGTTCGACATCTACAAGGTGAACCCGTCAGACCGGATTGACACGCTCCTGCTTGGTGACTACAAACAACCCAAGATCAACCCAACGGCCTACGACCACGGCTGGCAGTACGGATGGTACGACGAGATTGACTTGGCAAACCTTTCACGGATCACGATGGATGTCTGCCGACCGTCCAACAACGTGCTTGCACAGGCAGCGGAGTACAGGAACAACATCGGCGATGCGACCTGTGTTATCTACAGGGGCAACGACAAAGCGAAAGAGATCGCGCCCGTTGACTACAGCACAGCGATCGAAGCAGCATCGTCCATAGGTGGACCCTTCTTCGTGCAGACCGACGAACAAGAGTTCCTTGAAGCATTCCTCAAAGCACATCCGAACACGGGCTACACCGACGAACTGCCGAGGATCCACAAGAACCATGACAAGTACGTCATGCCCGTGAATCGTAGTACCTTCGCTTTGAAGTTCAACGCCATGCTGTGGGCATTGGGCCAGGCTAACAAGCTGTTGATCACGACAGGGAACACGGGCATATGGCCTGTCCTTTATCGTGGGCATACTAACAGAGTGTGGCAGTTACACGGACAGCATCAGACCTGGAAGAAGATATGAGATACGTTGCAGCACCTTTGGCTATCATCATCGCCATCATGGGCGTGATCGTCTTACTGCCAGCACTGCCGTTCATCGCCTGTGCTGGCATCTTCCTGGTAATCGCCGCTGGATTCGCGGAGATCAGCAAACGTCACAAGCGCAAGGATGCCGATACCAAAGCGTAATCGCAACGAATCACCTGACGCGTTCATCAAACGCTGCATGGCGGATTCGACTATGGTGGATGAATACGCGGAGAACCAGCGTTATGCTATCTGCGCGGACAACGTCTACGAATCCGACGAGACCTTCACCGACTATCCACAGGCAGCGACCAACAACGCCAAGAGAGCATTGAAGTACAGAGAGCAGACCGGAAACCCAAAGGACTGCGGAACACCTGTCGGATGGGCAAGAGCGAACCAACTTGCGAACAGGGAGGCTATCAGTCTACAGACCATCCAACGCATGGCAGCATTCCAACGTCACAAGCAGAACAGCGAAGTACCATACGAACAGGGCTGTGGTGGTCTGATGTGGGACGCATGGGGGGGAGATGAAGGAATCGAATGGGCCATTGATAAAGTCGCAATACTTCGAAAATGAAAGTACCAACAGGGAAGCTGAAGCCGAACCCGTCGAACCCGCGAATCCTGCGTGACGAGAAGTTCCTGAAGCTGAAGGCGAGCATTGAATCGTTTCCCGATATGCTCAACAAGCGGCCTATCGTGGCGGTGACAGACACCGATGGGAAGTACATGGTGCTTGGCGGGAACATGAGGCTGCGGGCCTGTCAAGATCTGAAGCTGAAGGAAGTGCCAATCATCCTGGCCGACGAATGGACGGAAGAGCAAAGGCTGGAGTTCATCATCAAGGACAACGTGGGCTTCGGTGAATGGGACTGGGACCAACTGGCGAACGAGTGGGACGCTGGTAAGTTGGATGAATGGGGGCTAAACATTCCGGCAATTCAAGACTTTAGTGGAGTGAACGCAGAAGTGAACACAGATAGCTTTGCAGATGAAGTGAGCATTGTTCTCAAGTACAGCGCAGAAGATCATTCAAAGGTGCGCGAAGCGTTGGCACAGGTGGCGGCAACTCCAGAGCAAGCCGTTTGGAAGCTGCTAAAGCTTGCATGAACCATCTATTCCCATACCGATGGAACATGGCCGACGGATATCCGGCCAAGGGAATATCTTACCACGGTCTTAAGGTGTTCGGAACCTTTATTTGCGGAGGCGGCTCAACTATGGGTTACAAGCTGGCAGGTTACGAACACCTTGGAGGCGTAGAGATTGACCCGAAAGTTGCAGCCGTTTACAAGGCAAACCACAAGCCAAAGCACCTATACGTTGAGGACATCCGAGCGTTTAACGAACGGACGGACCTGGCTGATGAACTATTCAATCTTGACCTGTTGGACGGGTCGCCGCCCTGTTCATCCTTCAGCATGGCAGGAAGCCGGGAAAAGGGATGGGGCAAGGAAAAGGTATTTCGCGAAGGACAGGCACACCAAAGGCTTGACGATCTTGTGTTCACCTACGTCAATACAATTGCCAAGCTAAGACCCAAGGTAGCCATATTGGAGAATGTGAAAGGGCTGCTTGCAGGGAACGCCAAGGCATACGCCAAAGAAATCGTGCAGCGGCTTCGTAGTCATGGCTACACGGTGCAGGTGTTCTTGCTAAACGCCGCGACTATGGGAGTTCCACAGATGCGGGAGCGTTGCTTCTTTATTGCCCGACAAGATGCGTCATGGCCGAACCTTGTGCTAAATTTTAAGGAGCCGCCGATACCATTCGGACGTGTATTTGAATCACAAAGCAAGCACGAGGATCTAAGTAAAAGCTATGCCGCTCGTTGGGCTATGTGTAGTCCAGGAACAAATCCAAAAGCACCAAGTGGGAATACCTTTGGATTTATGTATCGCGCTCACAAAGACAAAGTGCTACCAACAATAACAAGCGGTGGCGTTGTTGCTCTTCCGGATACACCACAAGAGGCAAGCGCATTCGAGTATTCAACAGCTTGCACGTTTCCCGGCGATTACAACTACATGGGCAACCAGGCGCAATACTTTGTTGGTATGTCCGTCCCTCCGGTAATGACCGCACAGATAGCCCATCAGATCAACGTTCAATGGTTTAGTAACAGCGTAGTATCAGCGTGAGCAAGACCAGAGGCATAGAACCACACAAGTTCCCTAAAGGGAAGTCCGGCAATCCCCACGGAAGGCCCAAGAAGCTGCCTGAGATAGACAAGCTGCTGGCCGATGTACTTGGGGAAGAGAAAGACGGCATCACGGCAGCAGACGCAATCCTTCGGAAGCTAAGAGCAATGGCAGCGGCTGGCAACATTCGGGCTGCGGAGATACTTCTTGACCGAGCATACGGCAAGGCGAAGCAGCAGATGGACTTCACCAGCGGTGGCAATCCCGTTCCCATCCCGACAATCATCATGCCCAAGGATGAATGATCGCGCTATCGGTAAAGCAGAAGCAAGCGTGGAAGCTGCTCGACAGACCTGAGATCATCGAAGTCTTCGCAGGTGGTGGGGCTGGTGGCGGCAAGTCCTACTTAGGATGTCTCAGGCAGATCTACCGAAGGACTGCCTATCCAGGTACACGCGGATTCATCGGGCGTGAGGACTTCACGGCGATGCGGGATTCCACGATGAAGACCTACTTTCAGATCCTGTCGGAGTTGGGATACAGGTCAATCGAACACTACACCTATAACGGGCAGGATCATAGCATTTACTGGAAGAACGGCAGCGCGGAGTGGCCTGGCAGCGAACAGCATTTCAGATACATGAGGCATATGCCGAGCGACCCGGACTACAACCGATTCGGATCTACGGAATACACGGATGCGTTCGTGGATGAAGCACCCGAAGTGGATGCCCGCGCCTGTCAGGTGCTGCTATCACGTTTGCGTTACGGCCACAGCAGGTACGATATCACACCCGAAATCCTGTACACGGGCAACCCAGGTGAAAGCTGGATCAAGGACCAGTTCGTCATTGACCACAACGCTGATCTGATTACGCTACCGAAGCACAGGGGAAGAGTGCTGTTTACCATCAGAGACAATCCCGATGAAGTATTAAGGGATCAGTACATCAGCACGTTGATGCACCTTGACCACTACGACAGAGCGCGTCTGCTTGACGGTGACTGGTCAGCACGACCAAAGGCCGAGCGTCCGTTTGCGTTTGCGTTCGACAGGAGGAAGCACGTTCGTCCGTTCGTGCTTGACAATAGACTGCCCGTGATCATAGGAATTGACTTCAACGTGGACCCGTTCTGCGCGTTGGTCTGTCAGGAGCAGGGGAAGACGTTCGGTATCTCGCACGAGATCGACATCAAAGGTGGAAGCATCGAAGAGATGGTGGAGCGCATCACAGCGATTGCTCCGAATATCATGTACCATCAGTACACGGGTGACCACACGGGAACGGCGCGAAGGATACAGATGAAGTCTACTGCGTCCATGTGGGATGACTTCATGCTGGCTATCAGAGCGAGGGAATCACAACTGAAGCTGCCAGCGAACCCAACGCACAAGGAAAGCAGGGAGCAGGTGGCATACGTCCACCACCATCATGCTGACTTCCGAATCGACCCAAGCTGCACAGGTCTCATCTACGACCTGGAGTCGGTGGAAGTGGACGCTGACCTGCACATCATTAAGAGCGACAGGAGCAAAGCAAACCAGCGGGCGGACAAGTTGGACGTGATGCGCTATGTGATCAACACATACCTTTACAAGTGGATTCAAACACACCGTAAGACCAATGCTCTGCAACGACCAAGCGTTAGCCTACACTCTGCGTCTGTGCGCGGAAGATGACGCGATCATCTACATCGGCCAGTCCGAATGTATCAACCTGGTCGTGCAGTTCACGGACCTTGCAACGGGGCGAGTGATTCACATCGACGCTGAAGCAATCGGTGATGAACACTACGTTCTCGCTTCGGACCTTGGCATCAACGAGTTCCACAGCTATTCGGTCCAACTGCTGAACCTTGGCGTACCTGTGCCGTTCACACCGTATGTGATGGAGGGCTGCGACATTGAACCAGCGACAGAGGACTACAGCCAGGTGGTGGTATCGTTCGCAGGTATCATCACGCGAGGCACCAGCTACTACACCAACACGGACCAATGGTTGACCATCTATTGATATCGGCATTGATGGCGATGGTGGCGCAAGGTGCGTACGCATCGCAGCAGGATGGCATGATACTGCACGTCCTTACGAAGGCGTGGAGCAAGCTGCCTACCTTCTTCCATAAACCAACGTTCACTTGTCCGGTCTGTATGGTCAGCGTGTGGGGCATTCCGACAGCGTTGCTGCTTGGATGTGAACCAATGCTACTGCCTGTGTACCTGCTGGCATCCGCTGGCATCAATGCTGTCGTGACCCAATGATAGGGCGCATTCTCTTCCTGCTATTCGGCAAGCAACTCAACAGCTTCATGGATTCGCAGAAGCTGCGGCCAAAGGGATTCGATGGCATGAAGCTGGCCTACACCTGGCAGGGCGTGAAGTACTTCACCTGGGAAGATCTCGCGGACTTCCCTGCAATCAGACAGAAGCACGTCGAAAGGTGCAACAGGATGATTGACGCGGGCATCGGACAGAAGACGCTGGATGATCTATGCACGTTGATTGAAGGTCACATCCTTGAAGCAGTCAAGACCAGCAAGCAGGACGAGCGGAACAAGCGACTGGTGAAAGCGACACAGGCTGTCGGTGAACTGAGGAACAGGCCGAACGAAGTGATACCGGAAGAGATAGCCTATGACCTGTGCGCGCTGTTCGTAGCAAGGGAAGATGAAGACCCACGGCTGTTCGACGCAACGATACACACCGAGAAGATTCAGGTGCTAAGGTCTGCCGGGAGAGCGGGCCATGATTTTTTTACCAGCGCGCCGTTGTGGCGCAGGCTCTACGGCTTATCGCTCACTACAGAAGCCGCGTTCGACCAATTATTGATGAGTTGGACCCTGGCACGAATCCGGAAGAAGGCGGTGCTACAGATGCACGAATCCAAGCAGTAAAGGCGATGAGAGCGTTCGATGACTTTACCTTCATGATCGCTGGTGGAGATGTCGAGCGAGTGCAGGTATTGGAGCGTGGACCGATGCGAGTCTACTGGAAGGTGGCGGAGCATCATCTGACGCAGCTACTGAGCGAAAAGAAACGCCAAGACAGGGCTAATAAGAAGACACGCTATGGCAGATGAACAAGTGATCATTACCAAGTTCACGGCAGACCTTACCAACTTTGAGTCGGGCGTGAACGAATACACCGATCAGCTGAAGGAAGCTGATGGCGTGGCGAAGAACTTGGATAAGACGGAGCAGAAGCTGTCGAATACCACGGGCAGTCTGGCAGACAAGTTCAACGTAGCTGCTGCGAGTGCGAAGGAAGCAGCATCCGGCACGACGAAGCTGGGAGCCGAAGTGCAGAAGAGCAGCACCTTCTTCGACAGAGCAGGGGCCAGCATCAAAGCGTTCGCTACCAATGCGAAGACCAGCATCGCCAACGCGGGGAAGTCGCTTACGTCATTCAAGGGACTGAGCAGCGGCATTGGTAATGTCTTTAGCGGAGCAGGTAAGACAGCATCGGCAGCGTTAGGCTCGATCAAGAACAGCATCGGCGGTGTGGTTCAGGGAATCCCTGGCATCGGTGGGATTGCGGCAGCGTTAGGTCCGGTGGGCATCGCTGCCGCTGCCGTTGGTGCTGGCCTGTTCAAGGTGATCACCAACTTCGATGCTGGTGCTACTGCGGTGCAGGGACTGGGCGTTGGTGCTGGTGTGGCGTTCGACAAGTTGAGCGGTGGTCTATCGAAAGCGTTCGATGGTGTGAAGGACTTCTTTGGTGCGTTCGCTGGTGAAGGAACCATCATCGGTGATATCGTGGATGGTATTGGTGAAAGCATCACGTTCGTAGTTAATAGTCTCACGCCGATCGGGGCGATACTTGATAGCCTGGGCATTGGCGCGGAGGATCTGAAGGAATCATTTCGATTCGGGCAGTTCGTTGCTGAAACGCAGGATCAGCTGGAGGAGACGCAGTTAGGTGTGAACAAGTCGGTAGCGCAGAACGAAACGCAACAGGCAAAGCTGCTCGCACAACTTCGCAACACGAACTTGACGGCAGAGGAACGACTGGTCATTGCAGACAAGTTGACCACGTTGGAGAACGCAAACTTGAACCTTAAGAGGCTTCAGCTGACGGCTGAATTGGCATTGCTCAAGGCGCAAGCGGCAAGAGAAAAGGCGGACAAGGGCGAAGTGAGTGACGCAATCAATCAGCAAATCAACGCGACTGAAGTTGCTTTGGAAAATGCAGAGGCATCATCAGTCGCATTAACTGAGAAGGTCGCTGTCCGTAGGGAGAACATCGTCGCAGGTGAAGAGGCAAGGAAGGAAGCAATCCGGCAAAAGGCAAGGGAGGCGCGGAAGAAAGCGGAAGAGCAGGAGGCGAAGAATGCAGAGCAAAGAGTGCAAGCACAAGCTAAGTTGGATGACGTGCTGAACGGACTTGCCGATGATAGACTGGCGCGAACGCAGACCGATGCGGAGAAGGAGATCACAGCAACGGAGAAGAAGTACGCGGACTTTGAGAAGGTAGCAAAGGAAGGGATTCAGAAGCTGCGTGAGGCATCGCCACCTGGTTCCGAGGCTGCTATTGCACAGCAGGAGGCGAACATCTTGGTGCAGATAGAGACGGCCAAGCAGGAAGAGTTGACCCAAGTTCGACAGAAGGCGGCAGAGGACTTGGAGAAGGAGCGTGCAGAGGGCAGGGAGCAGCTACGCAAAACGCTTCTTGACGATACCGAGTTGGAGCGTGAAGCAGTTCGTGAGAAGCTAAAGGAAGACATTGCGCTCGCTGAGAAATCAATTGAGAACCTGGAGGATCGGAACGAAACCATTCGCAAGCTGACGGAACAGGCGCAGAAGGATCTCACCAAAATCGTGACCGAGGAAGAGCAGAAGCGGATCGATGCTGAGACTGCCGCTGCGGAACAGCGTGCTGCGCTGCAACAGGCAAATCTTGATCTCATTAAAAGTTTCGCTGAACAAAGTCTCGCGACTCTCGTCCAATCAGCAGCAGAGGGAAAGGGGCTGCAAGAGGAGGCTGCTAAACAGCTATTGGTGCTACTGCTCGACACGGTGGAAAAGATAGTCCTGTTGAATGCTATCAACGCACAGACGGGTGCAATCGCTTTGGGATTCTCGACAGGAAATCCTGCCGCTGGTATCATCGCTGGTATTGCTGTTACCGCCATTATTAAGGGGCTGTTTGCTGCTGTGAAGTCGAGCATCTTGGGCAACTACAAAGGCGATGACTTTGTTGGTGGCGATGGCAGCAGACCGATGTGGAGTGGCCGCGATGGATTCCTTCGACGGCTGGACTACGGCGAACGAGTAGTGACAGGTAAGACGAACGCCAAGTACTACGATGAGATGCAAGCGATGGAGGACGGGAACTGGGACCGCTATCTCGACAACAACTACATTCTTCCCGCTATCGAATCGATTCGGTACAATGATGACGAGCGCGCTGTGAAGTTTGTACAGACGGACATGGGCCAAAGGATGGCAGCATCGATTACGCTGCCAAGGATGTTTGATAAGAACATCGTCGAAAGCCAAATGGCGCAGAGCAAAGAGCAGCGGAGGACCAACAAGCTGCTGGAAGAGATGGTGCATAACACACGGGCGCGGACCACCAACAATCGCTACTACTGATGGACGGCACGATCACACACTACATCAACGGCACGCAGGTCGAGGAGCCGTTGGGATGGAGCGACTTCGAAGAGGAGTTGGACCGCGATATCAAAGAGCGACTGATATCGGTCAAGTACAGCAGCGACCTGACCTTCACGGGACAGGGCTACGCGATGCTCAAAGAGATGTACGAGCAGAATGGATTCTGTCAGATCATCACCTACCAAGCGTTGCAGGACTGCGCTGGCACCACGAACATCTGCGCGCGCGGTGTAATCATCCTGGCGGATGCTGAGTGGAACCTGACCAGGTGCGAAGTTGCTGTTCCTGTTATTGACGATGCGTTGGGTGCAAGGGTGATCAACAACAAGGCGATACCGATTTCACCTACTGCTGACCTGACCAAGAACGGACTTGCTCTTACACCTGTTCCCACCTTCGCGATTCTACTTCACGACCCGCAGACCAGTTCGCTCCTTCCTGACACGCGTGATGCGTGGGACTGGTGGGAGGCGATGAACCATGCGATCGCTTACATCACAGACAACGAAGTGACATTGGTCAGCAACTGGGTGGGTTCGCTGAGTAATACGGAGCAGTATTGTCTCATGGATGGATATATGCTGCGGACGTTCACAGCATCTCCGAGGCGTGTGGTATGGACGTGGGAAGAACTATTCTTGGACATGGCTGGCAGGTACAATCTGTGGCTATCAGCGGAGCGCGATTCGTCAGGCAATCCTGTCCTGCGGATTGAGCCGGAAAGCTACTTCCTTGCGACAAATGGTGGCGTTCAGCAGTTGGACATCCAAGATCTGAAGAGGACGGTGGACGCAGACAGGCTGTATGCTGGCGTTGAGATAGGCAGCGAGGAGTTCATTCAGCAGGTGCTGGCTACACCGTTATCGATGCCGTACATCCCGCTGCTTACGCATGGGGAAGAGCGGTATAGCTTCAGCGGTGTGTGCAATACCAGCGAGCAGCTTGATCTGAAGTTCAAGTTCGTCAGCGATTCCAACGTGATTGAAGACGTGTTGCTGAACAACAACGAAGACTATGAGGAGAAGGTATTCCTCATTCAGTATTCCGTTCCCCCTGCTGTTGGTGCAGATCGCTCTACACCTTGGACATTCGACTTCGGTGCGGGAGTGACAACGCCATACAACGAGAAGATACTGAACGGCGAAATACTTCAGCGGTACTACTTGCAGAGTCCGGTAGGCAGTAACATCTCACCACCGACACCGTTCAGCGACTTCATCGTGGGCTTCGGTCCATCGGTGCCGATCACAGCGTTGAACACGCAGAGCGCGTACTTCACACCGTTCGTGACCTACACGTCAACGGTGACTGCGTTCTACTACTTCGAGATCAACTTCGCGTGGCGGGTGATTTCGAATCTCAACTTGCGGGTAGGTGAGGGCGCGAACTTCTTCCTTCAAGGGAGGCTTGAATACAAGGTCGAGCGATTCGATTCAACGGCTACGTTGATTGACACGCAGACGTTCGGCTCGAACTACTTCTACCAGGTGGGACAGTATAACATCTTCTTCCCGTTGGCTTCGGTTCTGAATACGGGTGACTACCTGGTGGTGTCCTATCGATTTGTGACGGCGAACACCTACTACGAAGTGGACGGCACCGGACCCGAACAATCGCCCGTGATCACCATGTCAATCCGCGAACAGAGTTACATCATCCTGCTGTTCTCCAACGCTGGCGGCTACATCACAGGGCTGGGCAAGGGACCGATACTGAAGTATTCCTTCGACCGACACCTTGACCTATCGACGTGGCTATCTTTGACGAGCAGCCCACGAAACTCCCTTGACATCAGCTATACGAGTGATGTGCTGACCAGCGGATGGGTGGGCAACGCGAAGCGCAACGTATCAACAGGGGCGTGTACTTGGGAAGTAATCGCTGAACAACAATGAGCATCGTAACGATTCCCAATCAGCCTGTGAACTTGACGGGCAGCACGCTGCAAGGATGCCTGTGCGACCCGTTGGTTCCTTCGACGTTGATAGCTGACAGCGACTTCATCGAAGTCTGTTTCAGAGCGTATGCGTGTGCCGATTCACCGTTGCTGTTTCAAAGCACGACCTACACAACTAACTGGAAGCGGAACGGCAACTGGCAGATTACGGAAGATGGCATCTGCGTCACGGGTGGAGTGAGCAGCATCCTTTCCGAAGAGTCGTTCACACCTGTGTTCAACGAACGCTACGAACTGCGGCTGAACTTTAGCTTTCTGATTGGCACGATGAACGTGACGATCGGTGGATTCCAAGCTTTCATCAGTTCACCTGGCGTTCACTTCTTCGTGTTCACAGCAACAGGAACCAATGGCCTTGAGATCAGTCCTTTCACGGAGGAGACGGTGGCCTGTCTGTTCTTCAACGGCGTGAATCTCTACGAGGCGAACAACGACCTGACGGTCACGATGTATGACGACCAGGGCGTGCAAGTATTCCAAACGGACTGGGACACCGACCCGCAATGGTTCACGTTCGTCAATGACTGGGTGGTCCTGTCGATACCGATGGACGAGACGGGAGTGACTGGCTGCTTCTACTTGAACGTGAGCGACTGCGACATTCCTGCTGGGTTCGACTCGCAGATATTCCAGGTAATCAGCAACACCGACTGCACGTTGCTGTTCCGAGCGTGCAACGACAACGATGCGTTGGGATTCCCTTCGTTGTTCACACCGATGCTGAGAGCGATGGCGAAGCTGGTCCGACCTACCTGGCAGTTCGATGTGAGCGAAGAGCGTCGAAGCAACGGGAGGAATATGCGCCACTACATCGACAGGCAGACCATCTACGACCTTCGGATTGACTTGCAGAACGAATACGCGATGCCGTTCGTCGCAGCGTTTCCAGTCTTCAATCACTTCTACATCGGCCAGCAGGAATACTTCATCGATGCGGACGAAGTGAGTCCGACCTACAGCGATATCTTTGATGCAACTGGCGGAGTCGAGATGAAGGTCAGACCCAAACAGGAGTTGTTCCGCAACGTCATGTGCGGCGAAGAGAATACTGCGGGCTGCGTACCACCACCGAACTTCTTGGTTCAACGCAGAGGGCCAAACGAAGACTACGTCACGTTGCAGACAGGTGACAGAATTGCACTACACTAAACGAACCACCAATGCCAAATCGCGCGATCAACCAATTCTCGAATGCAGCCAGTCTGCAAGACGGAGACCTGCTGTACGCTGTACGCGGAACGACTGACTACAAGATTGACGCTGCCACGTTTGCCGGACGCATCCAATCCTTTCAGACAATCATCGCAAGTGCTGACGTGCTGACCATCGGCACGACGCCTGTGATCGTTGTTCCTGCACCATCGGCATCGCAGGTGCTGCTTCCTGTATTGGTATTCTTCCAATACATCAACGGGACTACGGATTATACTTCAACTGGCGACCTATATCTGTACGATGTAGGACTGGGCCAATACTACGGATCAGCTTTTGGCATGGGAGCATCAGGGGATGGAAACGTGATGACTATGTATGGTGCGCCGCTTACCGCTGGCGCGGGACTTTATCTATCTACGCAAGATCTTGCGGACCCAACCACAGGTGATTACGACTTGAAGGTCATCGTCTATTACAGCGTTCACAATGCCTGACCAGTTCATTGAAGACCTTCCGGATGGCGGCAACTTGCAGCCAACTGACCTGTTGTATTTCCAGCGGCGCATTGCTGGAACGTGGAACGATTTCAACATTCGCGCAGGTGCTGTGAACGGCGTGAACGTCCTTGTCCACCAGGGCGTGTACACAGAAGCCGACATAGTTGGAGCGCAGTCAATCGTTCTGTTCACCGTTCCCGCTGGCAAGGTCGCAGTATTTCTTCCCGGTGCGTTCGTGAAGTACGAATCAGCATCGCCGGTTGGAGTGCTTACAAGCATTGAAATAGGATCCGGTGCGGAAGAATTGTCAGTAGTGTGGAATGACGTAAGCCCGCTCGTGTATTTGAGTTTTAGAACGAATGGGAATATTTGCATTGCAGCACAGGCGTACTTGGACGTGGGTACGAATATCGCTCCAGGTCCGTTCACCTTGACCGTCTCAGTACGCTACGTATTGGTGACGGTTTAACTACCTTTGAGGAGTTCGTCGTTCCGCCCGTTTCGCACCAAGGGGCAGATAATGCAGGTGCTAAACCAGTAAACCTGACTTACGTCATGGCTATTAACGACTGCCCCAAACCCTACTATTGCTACGACTATGAGGCGTATCCGGCACAGAGCGGCTGCGATACGAAAGAGTACTACCTGAGTGGCATCAGTTCCATCGGACTGCTGTCATGCGGTGCTGAACTGGTTGACCCAAGTGACGCGGAGGAAGTACAGGCTCTGATCGACAGCGGCGATCTGATCATCATCAGCGGCATCAAGGCCGGATTCGATGACGCATCGCCCATCACGATCGATCCTGTTACTGCCTGTGGTACAACCATCACCATCAACGCTGACCGCACGGTGTCCTTCGAGGATGCCAAGGTCAGCAAAGAAGTTGTTGAGTGGTACAACACCATCAAGTCACAGCGATTCGGTGGTGCTTTGCTTTATGAGTGCGCTGAGAATCGTGTGTCCTACGTCACGCAATACGTTACGATGACCGCTAACCGCGCTGGTGGAAACACCAACAGCGAAGCACAGCGAATCGCCGGAACGATTGCTTGGCGTTCGCAGGATGATCCCGTACCATATGACGCTCCCGGCACCATCTTCGGATGAGCGACCAGGTGAACAACGAAGAGGCAAAGGGCAGGGGGAATTCCCCTGCCATTGCCATTTTCGCCTACGGTCGCAGAGGCTATGCACAGGCTGCGGAGAACCTTGCGCTGACGCTGCGTGAGCATTCACCGAATGTTCCTGTTCATCTGTGGGCAGGTGAAGGTCTGCGTGTAGATCACGCGTTGTTCACGAAGGTGCATCAGTTGGATTCGGAATGGTACAAGCAAGGTCCAGGTACATTAAAGGTGAGCGTCTACGAGATTCTTCCGAAGGGCGATTGGCTGTTCATGGATGCAGATTCGTTGGTGATCGCTGACATCACGCCACACCTTGACGCGTTGATGAAGCACGACTTCGCGATTGAAGTCAAAGGCAAGGGCGGAGAACAGGACGTGATTGAATACACACCGTGGGCTACGAACGCCACCATCAAACGTGTGTGTGAATTGAAGAACGATGCCACCTACTACGGCGTGCAGAGTTCTTGGATGTGGATTCGCAAACCATCGAAGAAGGTAGCGCAGTTATTCAAGTTAGCATCGAAGGTTAATTATCAGCAGACCGATCTGAAGGAACCTTGGGGCAACGACATTCCCGACGAACTACGTTTGGCGAGTGCGCTGTCCTGCATTAACATAGACATACCTGACCATCGAATGTCGTTCTACGGGCAGGGCCACGAATACAAAGGACTGGGTGATGTTGCGAAGCATCTGCCCATCGTCTGCCTGTATGGTGACCTGCGTCAGCATCGGCTCATCAAGCTGACCTGGTTTGAATCGTATGACCGTTACGTTCGTGGATTGTATAGGAAGCACGGAAGACAGATGTGGTACAACCTGCATAGCGTCATGCAGGATAAATACGTGAACCGAAAATGAAATGCTGCGGAAGACCCAAGACCAAGCCTAAGTACCGGATGAACCTTGCATTGGTCTTCGGACCAGTCCATGAGCAGCGGACCTGATGCTTACGGAAGAGCAGATCAACCTGGTCGTATCTGAGTTCGCGAAGAAAGCGCGAAGCTGGTACGTCGATGGAACCTTTCGCGAGTACGGGAGGAACGGTGTAGGCACCGCCAAGGCGAGCAAGTGGCCGGAGTTTTGGCCTGGCTACAACAAGGCTGTGAAGCAACGTGATGAACTGCGCGTTCACATTGAAAGCGGAAGCTTTCCCGCGCATCTGATTCACGACCGATCACCGAATCAGACGGAGGCTGAGTTTGAATACGTTCGGAAGAACTTCAAGCAGGTCACGATTCCGCACTATGTGGACTTCGAGAACATGATCATTGGTGCGTTGCATCAGAGCAACTGGACGTTTGAGTTCGGACCTGCCGCTGGTGAGGACAACGACCCGCTTGCGTTCAAGAGTTACATCAACACACGGATTGACCAGTTCGATTCCTTGTCCGATTGGATGAAGCACATCCTTCCTAAGATTAAGACGCTTGATCCGATGGGAGTGGTATGTGTGATGCCAAAGAAGGTATCTGCTGTGGAGGGAACGACAGACGATGGCGAAGTGGCGATGGTCATTGATCCTGATATATTGATTGACCCACAGCCGATCTACTTCCCCGTTGAACAAGTGGTCGGCAAGGAAGACGGCAGGTGGTATCTGCTGGTGACCAATGAAAGAAGCATCGTCAGCAAGGCCGGGAAGGACGTTCGCGAAGGGATGGTGCTGTGGCTGGTGGACGATATGAACTGCTGGCGCGTGGAGCAGTACGGCAAAGCACACGACCTGACGTTCCAGTTCAGTCTTCATTTCGCGCACGGCTGTGGCTATGTTCCTGCGGAGCCGTTGAAAGGCAGACCCGTGATTGAGAATGGTACGGTGATGTTCGAATCGTACTACCTGCCCGCGAAGGATCTCTTCGATCTGGTGCTGCTGGATTCGATGAACCTGTTCATGATCAAGTCGAACAGCGTCTATCCGATGCGTGTGATGCTTGGTCACGAATGCGACTACCAGGACATCAGCGGTGGTCAGCATTGCATCGGTGGAAGACTACACCGTCAAGGAGATGAAGGTCTGATGGCGGTGGGCAAATGCCCGTCATGTGCAGGGACCGGAGTGGCTGCACGTCTTGGTCCTGCCGGAGTTCTCTTCGTGAAGGAGCAGAGCGCACGGGAAGCTGGGCAGCAGGTGAAGGTCCAAGATGCGATGACCTTCGTGGAACCTACTGCTACGACACCGACCATCTTGCGTGAGGAGATTAGGTCGAACACGGCAGAAGGGCGCAGGATGCTGCACCTGCACAGCGACATCAGCATCAGCGGAGGAAGTTCCGAGACCGCGACACAAGTTGGCGTAGGCGTGAAAGCCAGGGCGAACTTCATCGCTCCTATTGCATCTCAGATATTCGCGACCATTGACTTCGTTGCAAAGACGATTGCGATTGAACGGTATGGTAGTGCAGAGGATTACTACACCATCATTCCTGCAACGCAGTACGACCTAAGGACTGAGGCGGACTACCTGTACTTGCTTGGCGAAGCGATGGCGAAAGGACTGCCACCTGCTGCGATTGAGGAAGTGCTGCGTGGGTACTTCAACATCCGCTACGCAAGCGACCCGTATATGCAAGAGGCGATGTCTGTCATTGTACAGGCTGACCGATTGGTGGC